AAATCAAAAGTATAGATTAGGTCTTGAATCTGTTGATTATGATGGTGCTTCAGATTTTTCTATCGAAGAACAGAAGCGGGCGATTATTGAAGGGAAATCTTTGAATCGACGCTTACGAGGCGATTGGGTTCTTAAAGACGTTCTAACTGATAAAGAAGTTGATCGGCGTCGAGTGACATTGGCTAATGTCCCGTATATGACCAACAACGGCGTTTTTATTCAGAACGGGACAAAGTACAACCTTGCGCATCAAATGCGTCTCAGGCCCGGTATTTTCACGCGACAGAAGGAATCGGGGGAGCTTGAGAGCCATGTCAACGTTTCTAAGGGTTTCGGGCACCGCTATCACCTAGATCCAAAAACCGGCGTTTTCCGCGCGCAGTTCGGGCAAGCTAATGTTCCGCTGCTTCCCATTATGCGGGCTTTAGGTGCCAAAGAGTCAGATGTTCGCAAGGTGTGGGGTAATGAAATATTCGCAGCGAATATGAAGGCGGCTGAAGACCCACAAGTTTTGAAAAAGATTGTGGAGAAGCTAAAGCTTAAAGACGTCGATCCGCAAGATTCTGTGAGCGTAAACAAAGCGATATCACAAGCCTTTTCTGCGATGGAGCTTGATCCTGAAGTCACGCAGCGTACGCTTGGCCAACCTTTCTCGAAGGTTAATTCAGACACGGTACTGGCCGCTACACAAAAGTTAGTAAACGTTATGCAGGGGGTGGCGGATACAGATGATAGGGATTCGATGGCTTTTCAGCGTGTGTTAGGTCCAGAAGATATTTTGGCGGAGCGCATAAAAAAAGGAAAAGCAGCTGCATTCAAATTGTTATGGAAGTCAACATTTCCTGGTAATTTACAAAAAGGCGCTACGCACACTTTTGACAAAGTGATGCGGGGGGCTTTGCTGGATACGGGGCTTGGCGCGCCTATGGAAGAAATAAATCCAGCAGAGCAGTTAGATCAGATGCATCGTGTGACGCGTATGGGCGAGGGCGGCATTCCTTCGCTGGATGCTATTCCAGATGAAGCGCGTAATGTGCAACCGAGCCATCTCAACTTTATCGATCCGGTGCATACTCCGGAATGTCATACGGGCGATGCCGAGGTTATGACAAAACACGGTTGGGTACGTTTTGACGAATTACAAGAGACACACCACATCGGTTGCCTTATCGACGGGCAGCTTGAGTTTAACGTACCTGACCGACTAATCAGCGAGACATACACAGGCTTAATGTACGGCATGCGGACTGCAACCACTGCGTACCTCGTGACGCCGACCCACCGCCTCTGGACACGACCGTACGATGATGGCAGTCCTAAATGGAGATTTGAAGAAGCCAGTTACTCACATAATCGCCCACGAAAATTTATGAACGGCGGGCACAGTCCTTACCAGGGCGGTTGTTATTCTCCGCAGTTTGAGCTCCCAGCTATACGTAAAGGCAGTAACTCCCAGAAAGACTTTGAACCAGTTTCAATCGATCTGTGGTGCTCGTTCATGGGCTGGTACCTATCCGAGGGTTGTTCTTCTGGTGGTTATGTGACTAAGATTTCGCAGTCACGAGAGGCGTCGCCGCAATACTGCCAGCAGATCGAAGAGTTGTTGAATACGTTAGGTTGGACGTGGTCGTATGCTGCTGGTGATTTTTCCATCTCAGGTAAGCAACTTGTGGATTATCTATCACGATTTGGCCTATGCCATGAGAAATACATCCCTGCGGAGCTGTTCGACGTACCGGAGGCAGCACGCCGTAACCTCCTGGACGCATTGATAGCTGGTGACGGGCGTAAAAGCACTACATTGCAGTATTGCAGTACGAGTAAGCGATTGGCTGACGATGTACAGCGGCTATGCTTTGGTCTGGGTATCTCGACACAAGTAGTGTTTGAGCCTGATGCTCGAGATCAAGCGAATCATGGCGGCTGCTGGGTTGTGCACCTGCATAAGTACAACGAACGCATCATTCGTAAAAAGATGCGATCCCCTGCTAGTGGGTATTACACAGAAGAGTTTCATGGTCGTGTCTACTGCGCCACGGTGCCTGGCGGGCTGATGTATGTCCGCTATGAAGGCAAAGGTGGGCATTGGACCGGTAACTCAAGTAAGATTGGCATTGATTCACGTATTTCCGTGAATACGCGTTTAGGTAAAGACGGTAGGTTGTATTCGCGGTTTCAGGACAAGACAGGTAAGACTGTTTGGCGAAGTCCGCAGGATGTTGCTGATTCTGTTGTAGCTTTTGCCGGTGAGATGGATAACGGCGAGAACCATGTACAAGCTATCGTAAACGGGAAGCAACGGTACGTCGATCGGCAGAAGGTTGATTACGCGATGATATCTATGCAGGATACCATGGGTCCGTTAGCGAACATGGTTCCAGCGAAAGCGGCTGTCTTCCCCCAACGTGTTGCTATGGGTTCGCGGATGATGACGCAAGCGCTTCCGTTAATTGACGGGGAAGCTCCGTTTGTCCGGTCAAAGATGCCTGATGAAGATAATTCGTATGAAGCCCATTACGGCGAACGCATGGGGGCTATTAAGAGTAAGCATGCAGGCACCGTGTTAGACGTTACTCCTACAGAAATAATGATTCGTGGCGTAGACAGGAAGATTCATAAGATAAGCACGTACAATAATTTCCCCTATAACCGTAAAACGTTTATGCATTCTACCTCGCTTGTGCAGCCTGGCGATCGCGTAAAGGCGGGGGATCTTATCGCTAAAAGTAATTTCACAGATGGCAAAGGTGTTATGGCTTTAGGCAAGAACGTGCGTGTCGCGTATATGCCGTACAAGGGATACAACTACGAAGATGCTATTGTTATGACGGAATCTGCCGCCAAGCGTTTTTCCAGTGAGCATCTGTATCAGAATGATTTAGACATAGATGAAAACACAAAGGTAAGTAAGAACTCTTTTGTCTCTGTGTTTCCGGGAACGTACGATAAGAAAAAGCTGGTGAACTACGACGATAATGGTTTGATTAAACCAGGCACTGAGGTGCATTACGATGACCCGCTCGCACTGGCAGTCAAGCAACGTACCACGGGCCCCAAAATAGGCAGACGGCAAAGGTCTTTTATGGATGCGTCCATTAAGTGGGACCACCATGCACCCGGCGTCGTTACAGATGTCTACAAAGGCAAAAAGGGTGTTAACGTCATTGTCAAAGCCGTCCAGCCATCCAAAGTCGGGGACAAGTTCGCTGGACGCTACGGTAACAAAGGTGTTGTTGCGGCGATCATCCCAGACGCCGAAGCTCCGACAGGCCCTGACGGAAAACCGTATGAAATTCTACTCAACCCCTTGGGTATTATATCTCGAGGGAATCCGGCGCAAGTTATAGAAGCTATGCTCGGGCGTGTTGCGGAAAAGACAGGGAAGCCGATTGATCTGCCTGACTTTGATACATCTAGTTCTTATATCCGATACGCCAGACAGCTTTTGAAGAAACACGGGCTCTCAGATAAAGATGATGTGGTAGATCCCGCCACAAACCGAAAGATATCAGGTATTCTTGCGGGCAACCGTTTCATTATGAAGTTGCACCATACAGCAGAAGCTAAATCACAAGGGCGCGCAACTGGTGGGTACACGGCAGAAGGCACCCCGGCCAAAGGCGGTTCTGAAGGCTCGAAGCGTATAGGTCTATTGGATCTGAATGCTTTATTGTCTCACGGGGCCTATGCGACGGCACAAGATGCTTCAACTGTACGCGGGCAGCGTAATGAAGATTACTGGCGGCAAGTGATGAGTGGTTACGCCCCGCCTAAAGTTGAAGTTCCTTTTGTGTACCGTAAGTTTATTAATGAGCTTAAAGCGTCTGGGATAAATCCGATTAAAACCGGAACTAAAACGCATGTGTATGCGTTAACGGGAAAAGACGTGAATGACATGGTAGGTTCGCGGGAATTGCAGAATACATCAACAGTCGATTGGAAGTCTGGAAGATTGATACCCAAAAAGGGCGGTCTATTTGACGAGACGATAACGGGTGGGCATGGTGGTAATCGTTGGAGCTACATCAAATTAAATGAAGCTATGCCTAATCCGATTATGGAAGAGCCTATTCGGAGAATCTTAGGGCTAACCGAAAAACAGTATCGTGCTGTGTTATCTGGGCAGGAGAGTATTCCTGGCAGATTTGCGCCCCGCCCAGGTGAAGCGATTACAACAGGACCGCAGGCGTTGTCTAAAGCTTTGGATGCCATCGACCTGGATCGTGAGATTTTGCAAGCACGTGCTGAAATCGCTAACGGTAAAAAAACATATCGAGACGCCGCTGTGCGGCGTCTCGGTTACCTTAAGTCAGCTAAAACACAAAAAAGTCATCCACGTGAATGGCTTTGGAACAAAATGCCGGTACTACCTCCTGCATTTCGTACAGTGTCTGTTATGAGTTCTTCCGGTATTCCGTTAATGGCCGATCCGAATTATCTCTACAAAGAATTATGGGATGCGAATGATAATTTAACGAATATGCGCGATAAAGTTTCTGATGTTTCGGAAGAGCGCCTCGCTGTTTACGATTCAATGAAAGCCGTGATAGGTATCAGCGAACCAATTCAGCCGCAATTAAAAGAACAAAAAGTTCGCGGTATTCTTAAACATGTTTTCGGAGCTTCGCCTAAGTACGGCACGGTACAGCGGAAGTTGCTGGGATCTACGGTAGATCTCGTGGGTCGTGGAACAATTACTCCTAATCCTAATTTAGATATGGATGAGGTTGGTATTCCTATTAAGCAAGCATGGAAGCTTTATCAGCCATATATTGTTCGCAGACTTGTTAAGCGGGGTATGCCGAAGGTAGAAGCGATGCAGCAGGTAAAAGCAAATACGACGGTGGCTAAAAAAGAGTTGTTAGACGAGATGAGTCAACGGCCTGTCGTTATTAACAGAGCGCCTGTGCTTCACCGTTATGGCATGATGTCTTTTTGGCCAAAATTAACGGATTCTGATACGTTAGAAATTCCGCCAATAGTTACAGGTGGTTTTGGAGCCGATTTCGATGGCGACGCGATGAATTATCACCTTCCAGCGTCGGATGCTGCTGTAAAAGAAGCTGTAAACAAATTGATGCCTTCTAGTAATTTGTTGTCTTCTGGTGGTTTTTCATCGCATTATTTGCCTTCGCACGAATATCAAGGTGGATTGTGGTTAGCGTCATCTGTTAAAAGTAAGCAACCGGAGCGTGTGTTTAAAACTAAAAAAGATGCTATCACGGCATATCACCGCGGCGAGATTAATGCAGGTCATCGCATTGTTGTAAATAACACATAAGTGCAAGTGAACTATGCAAGCACAGCGATGATGGCGTATCATAAATAGACACTTAACATCGAGGTAAACCGATATTATGTCGCACGAAATTAACCCCGTTCTTTTGGATGTTGCCAAATGGGCGGCTGTCGGTAAACAAGAAAAAAGAGGATTTGTTCCTCCCGGCGGCGGTATGCCTCCGATGGACCCGATGATGGGTGGTCCGCCTCCAGGTGGTCCGCCTCCAGGTGGTCCGCCTCCCGGCGGTATGCCTCCGATGGACCCAATGATGGGTGGCGCTCCTCCGATGGGGCCTCCTCCCGGTGCTCCTCCGATGGACCCAATGATGGGTGGCGCTCCTCCGATGGGCCCCCCGCCAGGCCCTCCGATGGGGCCGCCTCCCGGCGCTCCTCCGATGGACCCAACGATGGGCGGTGCTCCTCCGCCAGCAGCAGGTGGCTCTAAAAAGATTGATCCGGCTTTTCTGTATATGGAACTAAGTCGTGTTCGTAAACTGCTTACGTCATTGTTTAAGAACTTAGACATGCAGCTTCCGACAGATGTTCTCGATGATAGTTCTGTTGCTCAAGTGATGTCTGGACAGGTTCCAGAAAGCACACCGATTGGACAAGAACCGCAACCACCTGAGCTGCCGGGTATTGGCGGAACTGGTCCTGTCAGCCCTGTGGCACCGCCTAAGACTGCATCTGTTAAAGATATCTTTAACAACAACGGTATGGGTGTTGGGACAGAAATTACAGCTAGTTCCCATAGTTCTACTGACAGGATAGATGCGTTGGCTAAGCTTGCTCGAAGTTTAAA